CTGCGGATCCAGGACGTGCATCTCGATGACGACGTTGCGCCCATCCCTAACCAGCAACACATAGGTATTGCCGTTCAGCAGCTTGGACAGCATCCAGCTTTCAATAAACTTCTGGATCGTCTGGTAGCGGTTCGGGATGCGCAAGACTGGCGAGAACGACGGCGACTCAGTCTGCGTCCAGATATAGTTGTCGTCCTGTTCCACGAGCCGCAGGCACAGCTTCCCGATATCCGTCGTAATCAGTCGCGTGCAGGCATAAACCGCATAGTAGGAGAGTGCCGTATCCGCCCGAATCTCGACGTTGTTCTGCCACGCCCCCGTGAAACTCTCGCGGATGACGCCCCATGGCCACCAGCCATTGCCGCTCGGACTGAGCCCACGCAACCCAGGCAGCGCCTTGCTCTGAAACGAAAACTCGCGCCCGAACAGCTGCAGTTTCATCTACCGACGTGCCTTCTTCGCCTTCTTCGCCGGCTTGGCTGGCTTCGCCGCAGCCTTTGCCGCCGCCTTCGGATCGGTAACGGCCGCCTTGCCTTGCACCTTCAGTGTGTCAATCAACTCATCTGGCGCATCATAGGTATCGCCGATCTCATACGCTTTGCCGTTGTAGGTGTGATATTCCAACGCCGTCACTTTTGGCATGTTCGCCTCCTTTAGACCGTCCCGTAAATCAATTGCAGGCCGTTGGCGATCGGTTCACCCCGTGTCAACGTTAGGCCTCGTTCTGATTCATACTCATCCCACGCCCGTTTGACCCCTGGATACCGCGGATGGCCGTAATCGTCGCCGCAAATCACCCCGCCTGGCTTCACACACGGCACCCAGGCTTCGAGATCCGCGCGCACTGAGTCATAACCGTGGCCAGCATCGATATACAAGAAGTCAATCGGCAGCGTCCAGCACGATGCAGCATCTAACGTTGAGGCCGGTATCAGCCGCACACTGGCACTCACCCCGGCTTCGACCATAGACCGCGCACAACTCAGGATCATCAGCGGCGTGCGCCCGATCGGCGACTCGGCGTGCTCGTTCAGCTCACCAGCCCATGTATCCACACAGGTAATCGTCCCGCCCCACCGCCGCACGCTGCGCGCGATCGCAATGGCCGACGCCCCCAACCATGTGCCGAGTTCAACCACCACCTGCGGCCGGTGCTGCTCAATGAGCGACAAGATCTGCGGGCCGTGATGAAACCACCCCTGTGGGAGATCGGCGAGTTCGGGATGGGCCTCAGCGGTTGCCACGCTCAGCCTTTGGCGGATACGTTACCGTGACCGGCTCAAACCCAGCCTTCAGCAACGCCTCATACATGACGGGCGTGATACCTGCCGGCACCGGCCATGTTTCACCGTTAAACGGCGACTTCAACAGCCGCTGGGGTGGTTCGGTAAATGGTTTGTCCGACATGGCCTATTTCTTTGGATAAGTCGTGATCGATATACACCGTGTGGCCCGCCTCGCGGAGTGCGCGGCATAACATGATGTCCTCACCGATATCGCCGCCCTGCGCATTAAGCCCATGCCGAAACCACGGCCGCGGGAGATTCGCCACGATGTCGGTGCGCATCAAGACAACGCCAAATCCCATCGCGTTCACCGCTTCTAACCCCGTCGATGTCTCGGTTGTCTGAACCCGCGTGCCGTCGCCGTGTTGCGCCGTAAACAGTCCAGACGCCTGCCTGACCCTGTAGTTGCAGCCCACAATCGGCAGGTCATGCCACATCAACTGCAAAGCCGTTGTCGGCGGGAAACTCATGTCCGTGTCTAGCCACAGAACATGAGTCGCCCCTTGCTTCAGCGATGACTCCAGAAACCATTCCCGGCCCGCGTGAATATACGTAGACGCGACAAACCCAATCGTGACCGTAGACCAGAGGTGCGCATCCAACGTCTTCGCGTAGAGTTGCGCGACGTCTACCGCAAAGGAGGCCGGCACGGTGTCCCGAGTCGGCCCCCCAATCGCTAACCTCGTCATCTACGTCCCGATATAGGCCGCTGCCGTGATGTACCGCACAGCCGCCGTCCGCGCACGAATCCAGGTGATCATCCGCTCGGCTCGAAGACCGACCAAGTTACGCTGCCAGAGCGACAGATACACCGTGGTGGCGTCTACCGTGTCCGTCGGTGCCGAGTCCATTTGCACGCTGGCTTCACGGCTGACATCGATCCGCACGCCGCCTTCGTCCGCATACAGGATCGATGGCGCATGCACCAACACCACACGTGTGCTCAGGCTGTTGCTGACGACCACCGGCATCCCCATGAGCGTGCCACCCATCGCTGTCATCCCAGGGAACAACGGCTGCCCCAGCGCGTTCACCGAAATACTGAGACCCCAAGCGTTTGAGTCCGACATCAGCCAGACGCTGCCATCGAGCGGAATGCCGGCCGCGGTAAACACCGCCACCGATGCCGCCAGATCCGCCTTGGCTGCCGCTCCGGTCACACCGCTAGCCGCTGCCGTGGATGCACCGTTCGTGATTGAGGCTGGCGAGACGTTTGCCGCCACCGCCACCGCGGGATCCTGGAACTGGCCATCAAGGAACTGCCCCATGCCGGCAATCATTTCCTCACGGACCAGGTTCTCTGCGGATGGCGACGACAGCTTCACGAGTTCTTCCGACAGCACGATGATGCCTGCCGCCTTGGCGAACGGCACCGTGACCGTCGAGAAGTCAGCCTTCGTCACCGGCTTGGGCTTGTTCTGTCCCACCCACCCGTAAGTACCTCCGGTCGTCTGCGTCGGCACGCTGACGTTGAATGGCACCTGACGCAGCCCTGGGATCCGGCCCAGTAAGGTGCGTGGCCGCAGGAGCTCCAGGAACTCATTCAACGGCTGCGTCACAACCAAAGGACCAGCCCATGTGCTGTCAGTTGTCGTGCCGACAGCGACCGCGGCTTTGGTCTGCCACATGTGCTCAACCATCTGCTCAACTTCTGGCGTCGAATCCTTCCACTGCTTGGCGTATTGCAGCGTCTGATAGGAATCGCCGTGCCCCGCAGCCATCGCCATACACATCCGAGCAAAGGCGGCACCCTTCGGCGCATTCGCCTTGACGGTGATCACTGGCGTGGTGGGTGTACCGCCACGCAGCGCGGAGGCCTCAACCGAGCTCGTAGTTGGCGTAATCGGCGTAGCCTTTACGATACTCAGACGCTCCATGTCGTGGAGGTCTACGAGCTCAGAATCGATCGCCTTCAGGTTGAGTTTCAGTGTGTCAAACTCTTCACGCTGCGCCGCGTCTTTCGTGTTGCCTTCCGAGGTGACGGTGGTCTGGATTTCCGTCATGCGCGCCAAGTCTGCTGCGCGCTTGTTCTCGAGGCCGGTAATCTGTTCTTGAATAGTCATGGTTCGGCCGCCCTTATGCGCAGCCTTCACGGGTGGAATGTCCGTATCGCCGGACGTATGAAGGCCTGACGCGGCCAGATCGAGTTGCTTGACACTGAGAATGGTGGCGTCCAGGTTCATCGGGATAGTCACGGCACTCAACTCGCCCCAGAACCACCTCGTAAACCGCTGGAATTTCGTGCCCTTAATCGGGCTGCTTTCGAGTTCATTCCAACCAATCGACAGCCCCCGCACGAGCGGCGGATCAGACGTAAAGGCTGACCAGGCTTCATCCGCCAGAGTCTTCAGGCGGCTCGGCTTGGTGACCTTCGCGACACGGGCCTTGATGTAGATGCCATCCGGCCTCACATCAGCCTGGAAGACTTCGCCAATCGGATCGCGTTGGTTGTGGAACCAGAGGAAGGGCATCGGCAGGCGGAACTCCGCGCCGGCCGGATCCATCACATGCCCGCCATTGTCTGGCGAGGGTGTGCTGGCGATGCCTTCGATGATGCGTTGTTCCTGATCAACCGCTTTAATCTCAAGGGTGGACCAGGCACGGTTCTGCACGTATTCCAGTGTATGGACTGGAACGACAAATTTCTTTGATTAGTAAGTAAATTGCCGAACAGGCTAAGCCGACAAGGACGCCGGCAGGCTGCCGTCTTTAGAGCTATTGCAGGACACGTGCGCTAATTGGATGTTCCATAGGGAGTGAGCACCGCCCTTCGCTATGGGCCGAATATGGTCAATTGTGAACGTGTCAAAATCTACAGGCTGACGGCACACACCGCAAATTCCACGTCGCTGATGATAGAAACGGCCAATGTCAATCCGGTCACATTTCACACCAGCTTTCTGAGCACGCCGCTCATGCACACCTGCCATGCGTCTAGTTCGATCCGAGTTGAATGCCGGTATGGACATCCTGTGTCGATACGGAGCCGCCATTTACTTCAACCTCATCATCAGCAACGACCGAACCAACTTAGAGACTGACTGCTCCCGCTGGTTCGCCATTTTTACTAACCGATCATATTCGCTGTCACGCACCCATGACGAGACCCTCGTGCTCGACTCGTCAGCCTTGGGCCTGCCGCGGGGCCGTTGTAGTGGTGTCTTATCACTCATCTGGCACCGCTAATGACAAACGCTTGGAAGGCTGGCTTCTGTGGCGCCTTCAGCATGGGGATCAGAGCCTCAAGTAAGGCATCAATGCCGTCAATTTTGTTCGGGCTTTCCGGGCTTTCCTTCTTCGGCAGGATCGAATCATCGATGCGCCGGCTGACCACGACATTGCTGGCATTCCACTTAAGGCAGGGATTCCCGTCATGGCGCAACCGCCCATGCTTGATCCGCGTCTCGAGCTCCCTGGCGGGCTGGGTAAACGTCGCGGCATTCTTAGGCTCAATCTTGGCTGGCAGGCCGTCTTTCTCCAGCCGGTTCTGAATCATGGCGGAACCGAATTGGTCGAACACGATCGCCTGCACCTTGAACTGTTTGCACCACATACGGATGTCGGCCTCAATCACCGTCTGGTCGGTCATCGGCAGATCCGTGAGCCGCAGGATGCCGGCGTTGGCCCACTGCAGGTAAGCTGGCACCGTGCGGCCGCGTTCCTCCACCACGACCCTTGGCAAGTAGAAGTAGACGAACACGTACAGGATGCCAGCCTTCTCAAACACCAGCGCCACCGCGGCCAGGTCATCGAGTTGCGCTAAGTCCGCTCCAATCCAACAGTTCTGGCCCTTAAAATCCTCCAGTTTCATTGTGGTATCGGTGCAGGCGTCCCATCGTGTCATACTCAGCCACGATGAGGCCGCCTGCATCCACTGGCTGCACACCTTGACCCGAAACTCGCCTTCCATGCCTGGCGTTTGTTGGGCATCCGCACAGAATGACCGGACCCAGTCGCGTGTAGGTGTGATACCGAACATCGGGTTTGACTTCAGCCATGCGCCCTCGTCCCTCCAGTCGTCAGCCTCATCAAGCGTATAGATCAGGCCAAAGAAATGATCCGACTCATACACCTGCTGCAGCACCTTCGTCAGAGTCATCCGCAGGGCATACCCGACCGACAGCAAGTCATAGCCAGCCGTCGTAGGGCAGAGTAACAGCGGATTTCGCCTCGAGCCCTGCGCCGACTTCAGCACGTCATGCAACGCAAACTTCTGGGCGTGGGACTCGTCCAGGATGATGCAGCTGGGGTTCAGGCCGTCCTGTGTCGAAGCCTTCGCATTAATGGGCTTCACTGAGCCGTCTTCCGTAATGATGGCATTCGCCAGCGCATCGATCCCTAACTGCCTCAGCCACTTGGCCGACTTGTGCCGGACCATCCGCTGCATGATCCCGAACACGATCCGCGCCTGCGATCCCGTCGTGGCCCCGCAGACTACGCTGGCGCCTGGCTCATTCTCCTTCGCTAAGTGGTACAGCCCCACCCCAGCCATGAGCGTAGACTTTGCGCCCTTCCGCCCGAGCTCGAGATAGAACACCGTGAACCGTCGCCGCTCCGGATCGTCCCGATGGCGCCAGCCAAACAGGCTCGCCACCCAGAACACCTGGCAGGGCTGCAACTGAATCGTCGCCGTATCCCACTTCCCCTCCACATGCGGCAACTGCTCGATAAACTGGCACGCATCAGCCGCCCGGTCATTCGACCAGTAATACGGCCAGGCATCAGCCGTCAGCGCCCGCTGCATGTCCCGCTGATGCCGAGCACAGGCTAGCTTCACCCACTGCGAAGCCACGATCCGCCCGCTCAGGACATCAGCCACATACCCCTCAGCCACCGCCACGTAATCCCGCG